TTCGGGGTAATCATCTATATTATCAACCAAAAATTTGGTCATCACAGTTATGTAATGTTCCCCCTTAGTCTTCCATTGCTTCCTTAACTTATCCATCATAACAGAATCTGCTGTTTCTGAATTTTCTGAACTTTGATTTACAATACCCTTATTGGCCACCTTACTATAAAATGAGTAGGATGCGTCATAGAGCGTGTAGTTCATTATAATTGGTTGAGCATATATATCTACCAAAGTAAGTATACGAGGCTCTACAAACGTCTCTATTGGCTGTGTAGTGCCTGAACTAATTGCAGTTTTATAATCAGTGAATTGATCTATTATTTCTTCATATAAATCTTCACATACTGCTTCTTGAAATTGGATATTTTGTACATCTATAATTGAGGGGCGGAAGAATTGGTCCTCAACATTGTTCATCACAATTGATTTCTGCTTTATTGTCTCTTCATCAATAAGTAATATATCTAAGTTATTAATCATCTGTACCTCCTACTGTATTAGTTGTTGTTTCTTCTAGTATTTTATCACCACCCTCAATATCTTCTCTTCCTAGAAAATTTCTTAACTCATTAGGAGTAAGTATTTTAAGTAAATCAGCAACAGCGAACATCAACATAGATGGGTTAGGGTTGATGAATTGTAAGTTTTCAGCACCGTTAATTGTATTAATCATATTAAAACCTTTGAGCAAAGTATTTTGTTCTGGCATAATATAATCTGTTTTAAACATCAAAGAAGCTTCAAGCATTTCTTTTGAGTTTCCGAGAGAACCTGCAGTTTCTAACCCCACAACTTGTCTTGGAATTTCGTGTGATATAACTATATTTTCTTTTATTGTTTGTATTAGTTGTTCGAATTGTTTACCAAGGTTGCTAACATCCATTACGTTAATCTCAGGGGCCTCTTGTTCACTATCCAAGAAAAACACCATAGGTTTTCCTGAGTTATCACTCCCACTATATTTATTTTTTAATTGCTTAATAATTTCCCCCTTCTGATCACTATCAGGTTCTGGACCTCTAAAGAAAATAGAAAAGCCTGGTGCAAAGTTGTTATGTAGATTAGAATTATTATAGTTGCTTATTTCTGCATATGTTTGGATATCTAATAGAGAACCTTCATATGAAGATGCACCATAGTATTTATTTCCTGGGGAATATTTCTTTGTAAATAAGATTTGAGGCTTACCTTTTTTACTTAGGTTAAATGCATCAAATTCTTTATATTCATTTATATTACTCCATTGCTCTATTCTTTGATCAGGTTTTGTCCAGTAGTAATATTTCTCTATGTGACCAACTTCGTTTGGTAAACCTACTCTCATAAGCTCAAAAGGCATATGGTACATTTCTGCTATTTTGGTTCCACCCCTTTCCCAAATTACTTGAAGATAATAACCTCCATTTAATTCAAGATCATATGCACATTTCTCTATAACATCCTGAATACTTTCATGTTTATTTGCTGGAATCAAATCCAATTTTGTACCATCTTCATAAGCAATACCATCACCCAATATCATCTTTACTTTTCTTTCGATAATAGAGCGGTGTAATCCACTTGTTCTAAATAAATCTATTAGGTAGTAGGGGAATACATTGTTTTCCCCAAACTTTACATATGTGTCTCCTTGATTTATTTGGATAACTGGAGCAGAAAATTGACTAGAAAGCTGAATGTAATTAACTGATATTTTACCACTTTTTTTCTCAGGGGTAGGTTCAGTTGAAGCGACTATCTTTTTTTTATTTTTTGGTATATATTTTTTGGCCATATTTATTTATTTCTTAATGATATTAAATAATCTTTTTTGTTTACATTCTTATCGTTTTTTCTTATAAACATAAGTAGTTTTAGTTGTTGCTGAGTGCTCTTGCTTATCGTATTTAAGAACATCCTGCTCATCGAAATCTACAAATAGTATATCAGTATAATCACTATTAATTACGATGCTGTTCATTCCCCTCTCTAAAGCAATCTTATAAGGTAACTCTTGATCAGAGACCTTTTCTACCACATCAAGGTTAAACTCTATGTAGCGATCATTTACAGTAGTTGCAGAGTGTGTGAAATTAACTGAACGTTCACTTAAATCATTTACAATTTCAAATGAATAAGTTGTTGCAGTTGTATGATTGTTATCAATAACAATTTTGCTGGTAGTATCTTGTTTTGCGTATAGCATATATTTTTTACTAAAAGATATTAAATGGTTTAGTTTTGTTTTAAATCTGAGGTAGGGGCATAAAAAAAACCCACTGCTAACAATGGGTTTCTCTGAAATGAACGCCTAACTAAAGACCACAAATAAATATTATAGTAATATTACTGCAGCACTATCAACCTCAGCAGCTGGACTGCCTTCTTCGGCCTGCATGACTAGCGTGTAACCGTTAAGGTCACTTAATACTTTACCTGAACCACCCGATCCAGATGCCAATACCGCAGCATCGTTTTCACCTAATAACCAGAACTTTGCGTTCTTATCCTTAACAACCACGATAAAATTACCACTTGCTAAGTTGTTTATTAATGTTTGTTTTGCTTGAGTTAACCCCGCAAAAGAACCTTCGGCCTTTTGAGTGTAGCCCTTTGTACCATTCTCTAATGAAATTGCATACTCTTCAGTGAAAGAAGCTGAGTTCTTATTTGGAGTAAATTCATAAAATCCAGGTATGCTTGTAGATGTACCAGAGAACGATGTTACAATTCCCTCACCATCTTTTGTAAGATATTCTGTAGAAGTTGTAGTTCCTGTTACGTAGTCAGCGATATAGAAGCTATACGCCCCGCCGCTTGAATCACGGCAGCCCCTAGGGATCCCCGCTGTTAAATTACATGTTGCCATAATTTTTAATTTTTTTTAAGTTAAATTTGATACTAATTTAAATAAATCCCCCCAATATAAGGGGGAGTTATTTGTTATACTACTTTGTAGAAAACGATTTCTTCAGAGAATTTATATGTGTTACCAATTTTCCAAGATGCCATTAAATAAACAGTATCATTTTTAGTTGCTTCTGCTTCTACATAAACGAATTTTGCAGATGCTACTTCACCAACTTGATCAGTACCAATAACAAAGTTTTTGTTCCAACTCGCTACCATAGTTGTTTTGCCTACTAAGCCAGCCTCAGCTACTAATGTAATTTCTGGATATCCAAAAACTGCCATTTCTTTTCCACCTAAATTACTAGGATCATCGTGATACATATTGCTTGCAATTCTGTTTGCACGATACATATTGTAATATAATTGAGAAAGGTGAATTTCAATGTTTTGTCTTGAAGCCATTACTGCCTCTGGGATATTTTCAATGATTTCAGCAATAATATTATCAATTGTTGTTGCAGAAGGGGTTGCACCTGATACACCAATACAATCAGCATCAGCTAATATTTCAGTAATCCATCCGTCCATTAAGTCACCTGATGCTATTGCACCTGCCCATAACATCTTCTCTTGTTTATAAGCTAATATGTCAGTGTTTTCTTTAAGTAAAACTCCACCTAATGTAGGGTTAGCTACACCTGTTCCTGTTCCATATTCACCTACTATATCCTTAGCTCTCAATTCGTTAAGACAATAAGGTGTCTTATTACCCATTGCTACAACTGTGATAGTTTTATCAGTAAATGTTGTAGAACCAGTACTTGTCATTGCACAAGAATAAGCTTGTAAAATTGGATCTGCATCTAAGAAAGATAATCTCTTTGTGCTTTGTATATTAGTTTGGATGTCATATTTTGAAAAGCCATCTGGATAAACTAATGCTGCTGTAAGAAATTCTGTTGCTGGTTTTGTGTAAGTTGTCAAACTTGACACGTTAAATCCTGTTGCCATAATTTTTTATTTTTTTAAGTTAATTTTAATTTTTATTTAAGATATTATATATTACTTATTTGTATCAAAAATAAATGATTAAATACCCAATTGTTCTCTTTTTGCTTTATTAGCAGCCATCATAACTTGAGAGAAAGTTAAAGGTTTAACTTCAACGTCTTTGTTAATTATAGGTTCAGCTGCAGGTTGTGTAGATAACTCTGTTATTTGAGCTTCTAATTCAGCTATTTTTGCATTTAATGCAATTACTTCTGCTATAGGTTCAACAACCTCAGGAGCAGGAGTTTCTTCTGTTGATAAAGCAACTTCTCCCTCAGTAACAACTTCATCAGTTGGAGTTTCTACAACTTCATCAACTGGAGTTTCAACTGGAGTTTCAGCTGGTGTTTCAGCAACCTCGTCAACTATCACTTCAGGAGTTTCTTCAACCACTTCCGCAACAACTTCTTCTGAAGCAAATAAACTTTTAATCTTATCTATAAGATTTTTGTTTGTATTTTCCATATTTTAAAATTTATTAATTAATTTATTTAAGATATTATATATTACTTATTTGTATCAAAAAGAGATTTGATTTCAGCAATAACTTCTTCATCAGTCAAGTCAACTTCTGGTTCAATAACCTCATCTTCTACCTTAGGGGTTTGTTTAGAAAGTTCTGTAGGAATAATGTTCATCCAAGTTTCCACAGAAAATCCATTAGCCATTCCAGCTTTTATTTCTGCCCAAACGGTTGGGGAGTTTACTTTGAAATGAACCATCCAAGTTCCTTTTGGTAAGTCATCAAAACCTAAACCTTTGGCTTTATCAGTTTCACCTGTAAACCAAGATTCTAATAATTGTGTATCTTTAACTGGTAAATCGTGCTGCAAAGTTGTTCCAGCATTTCCCCACATATTAGCTATATATTGCCTTGATAATTCAGCAATAGTTTCCTCAGAAAAAAACACTTGATATTCATATCCTGTTTGGTCTTGGCGAAATATTAATTGATCAGGTATAAGAACCACACCAATAACTTCTTGTTTATCTTCAACAACTGATGAGAGTTGTACTTTTTGCTTATTAAAAGCAAAGAACGGTTTAGTATTAGCTGGGTTATCAATATAACTTATATCACCCATTGCCCAGTCATCTTCGACTAATAGCTCGTAAATTGGTAATTTTTTTTCCATAATTTAAATTTATTTAAGATATTTTTATTATTTGTTTTGTATTAAAAGCCACTTCTTACTTGAAGTTTTTTATCATTATCCAGAGTATCAGATATATCACTTGATACAACATAAACCATTTGGTCACTTTGTGCCTTAGTTAAAGCCGCAGCCATATCATCATAGTTGATAAGGGGATTAACATCAGCCACATTCCCGTTACCATTACCTGCTTGGTTAATATAATCCAACAATGGTCGATAGGCTTGCGTTGAAGCTCTGTTAATAATTGCGTATTCTTCCCCCTCAACTTCGGTTCCATTTGCTAATTTGATACCACCGTTTCTATGTAGATTTCCTTTTAACATTCCACCCTCAGCCATTTGCTCATAGTCCTGGCTTGCAATATTGTCAGATTGTACTGATGCAACAGATAATATCAATGCAGTTTGAATACCAGCAGCAATAGAACCATAGGGGCCCATCTCTGCATATCCTGCCCAAGTACCTAAAATAGCCTGTGCAGCATTCATCCATACCATAGCTATTTTTAAGCTCTTAGCACTCTCAAATTGATCTGATAATGCTTGATTACGTTTGTCATCAATAGCATCCTCTATAGCATCTAATTCCAATCTAGCAGCAGCTTTTTCTTCTGTTGTAGAGTTGGCATCATCAACAATAGCTTGGTTATATGCTTTTTCATCTTTATACCTAGCAGTAAGCCCCTTCTCTAAAGCAATAGTTTCTCTATTTTGAAGAGCACTTTGAAGATCAGCAACACCACTCATTATATCAGAAACCTTATCTGCGTATTGTTGAACCCTTGACATTCTTTTCTCGGATAGTTCCTGTTCAATCTCATCTATGGTCATTGAGTGAGCAAGGGCAAGCTCAACTAGATAGGCATTTTGTTCTTCGGTGGTCATTGTTACCCACTCATTTGTTTTTTTAAATGCTATTATATCTTGTTGAAATTTGTTCTCTAATATATCTTTTTCTTTTTGGGCATTTTCTTTTAAAAAATCATTTTGAGTTTGCAATTGAACCTCAAGTAGAGACAATTCCTTTTGCAATCTCTCATCATACACCATCTCAGAAACCTTTGCAAGGTTTCTTCTGGATTCTAGGATAGCTTGATTTATCCCCTCTTCAGCTATAACTTTATCTCTTCCTGCTTTAACTGTAAGATTATAATACTTAATATCTATTTTAGCTCGCTCATCATTAAGTTTTTGACCAGCATCAATTGTTGCAATTGCAATTCCTATTTCTAATGCCTTTTTCTCTTGAAGCAAAACAACATAATCAGTTACAAATTTTTCTTGTGTTTTTTTCTCTAAATTAGAACTATTTATAGCAATTTCATTTTTCTTTTTATAATAAGCACTATCTGAAATTTCTAATGATTCGTGTTTATAATCATTATCTTTAAGCACTGAAGAAGTAGCCACCTTTTGATTGGCTAAATCATTAGATAAGTTTGCTTTTAAATTAGCTAAATTAATATCCTGTAATGCTTTAATATATTTAAGTCCATCTTTTGTATTTTCACCGTGCTTTAAAATAGCTTTGTTAAGTGATGTATAGTATTGTCCTGCTGCTTCCTCACTTAATCTGTTATACAGTTTATTTAAGGCCAACTCTTTTTCTTTTTCATCTCCTACTAATGATAAAGCATTTAACGCTTGACGTACAGCAGTACTTTCACTATCTTCAGCTAATAATTTTAAATCTTCTTTTTCTTTAGCATAAATGTTATCGAGTACAGCTTGTCTTTCTGCACGGGTTTTCCTAACCAAATCAATATCTTCTCTTGCTTGAGTTTTCTTAAATGCTGCAAGATCAATCAAACGTTGTTTCTCTGCTTCTGCGTTTGCCTTTTTTGCTGCTGCATCATCTGCCGCTTGTTTAGCTTTTTTATTTGCAGCAATTTGCTCATCAGTTAAACCAATGCCTTCTTCTTTTATCTTATTTAACTTTTTTTCTTCATCAGCATAATTAGTAATACCATCTGCTATTACTACCAATAAATCTTCATATTCTTTTAGTTCCTTTTTTTCAGAGCTTAATAAATAAGTTTGTCTTTCTTTTTTTGCATTCAACCGCTCAATTTGAGTAATTATAGAAGATTGCCTTGTGTTTAAAGTTTCTAATGAAAACATGTGCTCATTAACGGCTTTTGTAGTTCGTTCAATCCAAGATGTTGTGCTTTTGAAATCCTCCGCTAATTCTGCTACCTTTTCGTCAGGGGTTAAACCTTTCCACTCTTCATATCTATCAATCATTTCATTAAAGAACCATGCAATATCTGCAAATAAATTCTTAACACCAGCCGCAAAACTAACCAATCCACTATCTTGTGATACTAAATTATCAGTAAACATTGACCAAGCTTCAGTTAATTCATTAGAAGCTGTCTCACCTTCACTTAATTTGTTAGGTAAAGTATCTAATTCAAGATTGATTTCACCTAAAGATGATAAGAATTTTATACCAGCATCCTCACCAGCTCCCCCAAATACATCTGCAATAATGGTTTGAGTTTCACTTGCTGATAAAGTTGTATTTTTTAATTCCTTTGAAATTAACTTCATTGCTTCAAAGGTTTTACCCTTAGCAATAGCATTCTTAACTTCTTCTTGGGTTTGTTTTGTTAATACTTTTAATGCATCTGCTGTTGCTTTTGTATTTTCTCTTAAACGTATTCCCCCCTCTTTAATGGCATCAATTCCTTTATCAGAATAAATACCCATTTGTTCTGTTTGTGTAAGTAGTGCAATAGATTCTTTTGCCGACAATCCAACTGATGCTAATTGTGCTGGATATTCTTTTAACAACTCTAAAAATTGGCCGTTAACATCTGCTCCCGATTCAAAACCTTGCTTGATTATATCCAAAGAGAACTCTGAAGACACCCCAAACTCATACATTAAGGTTTGTGATGCTTTTAAAGTATCGTTGAACTCTGCTCCCCATACAGCGTTTAATACATTTATTTCTTTTCTTAATTCATTAGATTGTGTTCTACTTTCTCCTAATGCCCAAGCCACTTTTGTAGTGTCCCTAGCTGCAACTAATGCAGCTTCTGCATATTTATACATACCAACTACTAACGCAGCAACAGCACCAACTGCTATGCCTGCACCAGCACTGAATTTGCCCATCATTTCACCAGCTTTACCACCTTTACCTGTTATTGAGGTTAAATTTGAGCCCATTCCATCAAGTGCTTCCGAATATTTACCCACTGAACGATGAGCATTTCCACCTTCTTTTTCAACTTTTGATAATGAATCTGATAATTGCTTTTGTTTCTTTATAAGTTTGCCACCTATCTTCTCATTATCCAATTCTTCTTTTGTTAACTTATCTATCTGACGTGTAACAAGAGATAGTTGTGCCTTTTGCTTTTTAAGATGGCCTGTTTCTTTTGAACGTACTTTATTTACATTGGTGATAGCTTTTGATACATCAGAATAACTACCTTTAACTTTTTTAAGTTCTTGAGCATTTTCAGCAAATTCTTTTGATCCAGCTTGATTAGATTTTCTTAACTCTTTTTGTGTTTGAGTTAATTCATCCATCTCCTTATTAAGTTTAATAAGCTCAGTATCTAATTGTTGAGTATCAAATTCCAGTTTATATGTTACGGTTTTTTCGCTTGCCATATTATTATTTTATTGAATGATATTTAAATAAGTATTTTTGTTACGATGTATAGAATGGATTTACATTAACTTTTATTAAAGTAAACTCAGCCATATCTTTTCCATTGAAATTCTTTATACTTTCTATATGGAAGTAAGCATTTTGTAATTTAACAAGTGAGCCCAACTCTAACATAGCATATTTCCCCTCAGTTATATAAGCTTTAAATTTTATTTTAAGGGCATTAACATTGGTTAAATTTTGTATTTCTGTTTTATAATAATTATCATAGAGACTTGACCATAATAAACTATCAGAACCCTCAGAGTAAACTGCTGTGTTAATATTATCAATATCAACTGTTGTGAAATATTCAGTAATATATGCAACATTACCACCGTTTATTTGGGGGGAAGCCATATTTGTCCATATGCCAAATGATACATCATCTGGTATTGGTTCCCATGAGTTATAAAAATAAACATCTGGATCACCAATATAAACATATCTGTTATCCACACCCATATTAGCAGAGCTCACACCCATTTCTAATACTGTACCACCATCCAACTCAACAGCTCTGTGGTAAGTTATACCAAAAGGATTACTGTACTCCTGTATAGTGTCATTGCTATTTATACCTTTTTTAGAATAAGAACCCCAATCATTTTCATGGCTATCATTGAAATATTTTATATCACCAATATTATCATTTTGCCTCCAATTCCATTTATATTTATTTGCAACAAAATTTTGAGGTAATTGATATTCGGTAACATCTATATCTCGTGTATCAATTGTTACTGTGCTTCCTGTATAAAAATTGTCATATGTGTTATATATGATTTTATTGTTCTCAATAGTTGGATATAAGTTAAACATTGTAATAATCTGTTTAACGAAATCAAACTTAGTAATGTTAGGTAAGAGTTGTTCAGAGTTAAATGTTGCTGTAGGGGCCACCCTATCACTAATCTTACCCACATTACTTATATTGATATCTACAATACGATAATTAATATAACTTGGTGTATCTATTGATGTCAAATTTAATATAAACTTTATTCCCCCACCTGTAATATTCTTCTCTGGAATATAAATACCAGATGGGATTGAGCCTTGCCAAGTTACTTCTTTAACCTCATTTTCTTCAAATGATGTGCCGATATAATGAGAAACAAAATCACAATTATTAGTTGCAATACCATCATATAAAATTACAAATTCACCACCAACATTATAATAACCAGCAACAGTATCGCCAGTAAAAGATATTGTTATTTCATAATCAAAACCACAATACATTGCGTGTTCTGGTTCATATAAATTACTATTAATTGAACCGTTATCATAGTTCGTATCTGCACTTAGGGGGATGGTTAATGTTACCAATGTGTTCTGAGGTATTTGAGAATTGTAAGCAGAACCCATAACAGATTTTAGTGCGTAATCTTCCTCTGAAACTTCCTCTGTTAAATTGCTTGGCATAATCAATAAATTACTAAAAGCATCTATGTCGAGTAAATCCCCCCCAACAGAAAAACCATAATCTGTATGAATTTTCCTAAACATATATTCTGCGAAATATGAGGGATAAAAATTATTAGAGAAAATTTCTGTATAAAATGTATCCATTGAATTATATTCTCTGGTTTCATTATTTAAATAAAAACTTGTATTACTATTGAAATCACTTTCAATCTTTACAAGTTTTCTATTAACCCCCTTAGTATTAGAGAAAAATTTATTACTTATATTTTGCCCATAGTCGTGCATAATATAACAATACTCTTGACTTCCAGTTACTGCTGAATAAGAATGTTGCCTTATATTACTATTAACATATTCTGGTTGAGTTAAACCCTTTATTAGATTTAATTTTTGATCTGAAATATCTGTGATAAAATCAATAATCTTCGAATAAAGATTAACTGTGGCTATATATACTTGATCGCTTTTTGAAATTTTAGTTACTTCCAACCATCCATCAAAATTATAATCAGATAGAGTTAACCTAAATTCATATACCAAATTAACATTATTGTATTTTGTTAATATATTTGGGTTAACCCCCAATGCTGCAATATTCCTTTTGTTCATAATTAAGGGGAAACTACTTGAATATTGTGTTTGTATCTTATTTAAATCAGTTGTCTCTTTTATTGCATTATTTAACTTAATATTGGACGCCTCTATATCTAACTCTTCCCACTTATTTTGTTGTAAAGTTGCATAATCTATCCAGCCAGTTATTTGACCAGCTACAACATCTCCACTTAGATTTATATAAATACTCTTACCATCTGTTTCAATTGATAAACTAACTGATTCATCATCCTTAACAGCATATTCAGCACCTGAAGTATTGGCCCCCGATGTTAATTGAACTCTCAATTCATCAGTAGCATCATAAAATGTATCTGGATTTGGTGTTAAATATATTTTTAAAAAATAAGTTTTACCATCCTCTAAGTTAGCTATCCTAATACTTTCAGAACTATTGTTAATATCAAACTCTATTGCTGTTGAACCTAAAATAGTATTCGTATCATAAGTTAAACCAGATGTAATTATTACTGAGGGGGTTTCCTCATTAAATATGTAATCTTCCTTTTTTCTTATTGCTAACATTAAATCAAGTTTTTATTTAGGTCAACTGTTATTTCAAATTGATAATATTTAAATCCTGGTATATCACTATTAATTAATTTCATTGATGATTTTGCAGGTAACGCAGGTCTCCATATGTCATCAATCCTTATTTGAATATTTTTTGAGTAGAACAACGATTTTAAACGTAACACCTCTTCGTCATTTAAAAGCCTAGAAGTTAGTTTATAATTTTCCCTATAAGTACTCTGATATACTGTGTCTCTTTTTTCTTCTACCTGCTCATAATAAAATGGGAAATCAAATGTTGTTTCAAATGTTGTCCAATCATTCCTATCCTTTTTATAAGTTTTAGTTTTATTATTTATTGTTATTATCTCTTTGTTAGAGAAATTATAATATTCATTACCCCCCAGCTCATTCTCCCACAAAACTTGCAAATCAGAAAAGTTATCACATACCACCTTGAAGTTATAATCCTGAGAAACAGTGTCACCAGAGGTAGGGGATGTTGTTGAATATGCTGAAATCTTATATGTATCTCCAACCACCAAAGAAACAGGATTGGCCGTGCCTATAATATAAACAAATCCAGATTCTAAGGTTATTGTATCTAAAATAGTTCCTGTTGATGCTGCCAAATTGGCAGGATAAGCAGGAAACTCTACTGTATTATTTGAACAATCTTTTACCGCAGCTGAGGTGCAATCAACCCATGGTACATTATTTGCTAATGTATATGCATATACAGAACCATTCTCTTTTGTTACCTCAATCTTTAACTCATTGAAGAAACTTCTATTACCAAGCAAAATTTGATTGGCACCATAGAAAGACTTAAGCGCTCCCCAATCCCCTAATCTTACCTCCTGCACATTTGTTGGTGTGATATATGAAAGGAACTTTGATGTATCGCTATTGATGGAATAATCTAGCATATTAACCTCGTATATATCATCATTCAGAAATTGTTTAAGAGATGTATTCGCATATATTCCATATACAGAACTTGAATCATATGTTTTTCCACTATAGTACTCAGTAACAGTAAACTTATATTTGCCCATATGAGAAGTATTAGCACTGAATGCTGTTATCTCAGGTTGAGCTGTAAAGTGTACAGATTGATTGATTGGCTTAATAGCATCGAAATAAGAGTATCCTGAGCTATTAAGAGGGGGTATAAGGTTTCTAAAATCATTACCCGTTTTATAATCTGTTAATCTTATTGAATAAACAAAATCAATATAGCTTTCGTATTGATCTGACCCAAAAGTAATAGCCTCAAACCCTGTATTTGCATGAGGATAAATCGGAGTTGCTGAAAAATTTTTAGAGTTTGCTTGGCGTAGAATTGAAATTGACATATGTTTTTTTTTACTAAATGATATTAGAAACCTTTAATTTGTTTTTTAGCACTTATTGCCAAATCTTCCTAAACTTATCATCAAAATCTTTTTCGATAATTATCCCCATATAATCAAGCAGCTCTTCATCCAGATCAAGAATACTTTCACGAAACTTATAAATCCATTTGTGTGGAGCCGTACCAAATTTCTTTATGTTGGCCCTTACTGCCCAAGGATTGATTGATAGGTTTTTAGCCTTCACCCACCTCTTAAGCGGCTCTATTGGGGCTGAATGCGGTTTTGATCCAGAATCCACGAAGGCTCCATATTGTAACATTTCAATCTCTATGAACTTAGGGGATACAACATACTTAATCGACCTACTTAGATCACCAGTAGCATCAATATTCTTTGACTGCAATACTTGCCTTAGCGATAATACAACTGCCTCAGCTATCTTATTTAGGGCTTGTTGTTCCATTATGATTTAGGTATTACACACTTATTATTAGTATTTTCAATTTCGATTTCGAAAGAGAATTGATAACCAGCCAGTACATCATCTTGTTTAAATTCTGCTGGATACATTCGAACAGTATTATCAACGATTGACCACACATCATATTTTTTATCCACCCCCAAACCAACGGTTGCAGTTTCCCAAAAGTTAGCCACAACATCAGTTCCAATACTTAGTGAATTTGACATTACAGTTTCTAGGTTTGATTTATCTTGCTTCTCTAAGTCGAATATATACATATCAAGTCCTAGTATTACTTGTGTACCATTCATCCTTGACTCTGTAGGTGCAACGTAAAGGATTGGATAGAGTGTATCTTTGGTAGAAATATTAGCCATATCACCAAACCCAAATGATAGCAATTGATAATGCTCATCTACAAAAATTCGTAATTGGTCCAATATTTCTTTTAAGGTTACTTCCATAATTTTTATTTAAGATATTATTTTATCTGATATTGTTTGCTTTGTCATAGGCAGCTTTTTCTTTTTCTGCTTTTTGCTTTTTATATGACATATAATTTAAAA